TGCGAACGAGCTCGCTGAGCGCCGCGCACTACTCAACCGTCAAGCCGAAGAGCTTGCCGCACAGAGGGCTGCGAAATGACCCCCAACCAACAAAAGACAATCGATGCCCTTAAGTCTGAGGGCTTCCAGGTCTCCCGGAACTACCACGACATGACGCTCATGACCAAGGGTGCGGATAACCGCCTTGTGCGCCACGACGGAAGCCAGCGTCGGGCGCAGCCCCATTTCGAGAAGGTGAAGCCATGACTGATATCCAGAAGCTGAAGGCGCTGGCTGTTCTCGCGCAAGAGCAAAACACAAGCTGGATCGAGGCTGGCCGTCCATGGCCTATCTGGAATTCCTGCATGTATGAAATGCACTCCGCCGCCAACCCTGCCGCAGTGCTGGAGCTGATCAACGAAAGGTCAATTGCGATCCTGCAGTTGGACATTCAGCGTGATATTGCGGCCCGGCGCCATGAAAAAATTGAGAAGCTCAAGGCCGAGAACGAACGCCTTGAACTCGAAAACGAAGACACCCTGAAGAAATACGAAGAGGCCGTGGAAGGCTTCACAAAGCTTTCGGCTGAGGTGTTGGAGCTGCGCCAGCAACTCGCCGTGCCGAGCGATGTGCTGGCTGACTGTGAGGCGCTGAGGTTGGAGAACGAGGCGCTGCGCCGTGGCATGAAGGGCGATTACGACCTGGACGCTTGGCTTGATTGGGCAAAAGAAGCCAGCGCCCTCCGTGAAGAGCTACGAATCTCCGATGCGATCATTGCTGAGCGTGGTCGGCTTCTCGACATGTTTGATTGTCCTGAGCATGGGCAATGCGTGCCGTTTGCGATGGATCAGGTTCAGGCAATGCGACTGGAGGTTGAGCGACTTAGGTCGGCAGAAAAAACCCTCCAGCACCTTGGCTACACCAATAACGGTGGCCAACTATGGAAGCCATCGATCGGCGAGAAGCCAGATTTCAACCTGCTCGACCAGCTTAAGGCGGAAAGCGAGGCGCTTCGTCTTTTTACGCATGCATGTTATCCGGTCTCCACGGAGATCGATCCGCGCGGGCACCGGTGGTCAGAGGCTTACCTCGACGAAGCCTTGGCTGTCACACGCACAGTCCTTGTTAAGGGGCTGGATCATGACTGACCTCATGCTCCGCAACGAGAACGACCGAACCCGCCTGATGGGCTACCTGCAGGGCCTCGACCTGACCAAGCCACGCAAGCTGACCATCGTCGAAGTCCGCAGCAAACGCAGCGATGCGCAGAACAAGCTGCTCTGGATGTGGAACGGCCTGATCCAGGCTCACCTACGGGATTCGTTCGGCCAGATCGCAAGTTCTGAAGAGTGGCACGAGATCCTGGTGTCACGCCTGTGGCCCGCTGAAGTTCACCCTGTCCAGCTTCCAGACGGTACGCGCTACCGCGTCGGCCGGGCAAAGACCCGGAGCTTCACCATCGCGCAGATGACAACCTACCTGGAGCTGCTGGACGCTTACTGCGCCGAGCACCTGCAGCTGCTCCTGCCTCATCCCGACGACCTGATGTACGCCATTTACGGCGAAAGGAGAGTGGCATGAAGACCATAAAGGTTCTGATCAGTGCGTTGGCGACCATTCTCGAAGCTGGTTATTACGCTCAGCCGATGACGGTTCAGTTCGGGGGTGAGCTTTGATCCCGCAATCCACAAAGCCGATGCGGCCGAAGCGCTGCCGAGTCGCTGGGTGTGGTGCGACCTTCACGCCGACCCGCAGCTTTCAGAAATGGTGCTCGCCGAACTGTGCTGTGGTGCTGGCCCGCCAGGCACAGGAGAAACAGCGCAAGTCGATTGCCCAGCGCGAGCGCCGCGAGATCAAGGTTCGAAAGGAGAAACTGAAGAGCAGGGCGGATCACCTCAAGGATACCCAGCAGGCTTTCAACGCCTGGGTGCGCGAACGAGATGCCTTGCTTCCTTGCGTGAGCTGTGGCCGTCACCACGAAGGCCAATGGCACGCAGGGCACTATCGGACCGTCTCGGCGCATCCGGCAATCCGCTTCGAGCCCCTCAACGTCTGGAAACAATGTGCCCCGTGCAACACGCACAAGTCAGGCGACTTGCTGAATTACAGGGCTGAGCTGATACGGCGGATCGGAGAGGACAAGGTTTTATGGCTTGAAGGCCCGCATGAGCCAAAGAAATACACGATCGACGACCTGAAGGCGCTGACCGCGCTGTACCGGGAACTGACCAGAGAGCTAAAGAGGGCGCAGGCATGAAAGACGCAGAAGAGCTTCTGACCCAGTGGGGAATCTGGTCTTGGCAAGGTGCCGGCGTACCCCGCTGCACCTCACCCATGTACGCGCTGATGCGTGATAATGTGGCTCAGCACTCTGATCCGGTGGCGAATATCACCGAGGAAGAAGCCATGTTGGTGGATAGGCTGGTCGCCACGATGAAGCGCCGCCACCAGCTCATGGCAACTGTGGTCACCTTCTACTACCGCCACCAGCTCACCATGCAGGACATCGGCAAGGGGCTGGACATCAGTCGGTTGAAGGTCCGTGAAATTCTGATCGCCGGGAACTCGTACATCGAGGCCGGGCTGGATATGAGGGAGGCTGCATGATGGGTCGTGAACTTCTCGATGATATTCTTGTTGTGCGCTCGCGGTGCTCAGATAACCCTTCCTCAGAAGAGCTGCGCAATCTCTGGAAGTTTCTTTCCGAGAGGTTAGAGAAGGCTGGTCCAAGGAGAGAGTTTCTTTGGATGGATTCGACCATAGCTGGCCGCACAGGCGAAATCTCAGACCTACCGATGCTGATCGCTAGTCGCCATATAGGGGCTTCCAAATGAGCAAGCTAAGAGTTCAGGTCCGCAGGCATAGGGATATGTGGTGGGCGACGCTAGATGGCCAATCTGAATTTGGTTTCGATATTGAGGAAGCGGTTCGTCCTCTGATTGACCCGCTCTACAACCCGGAGCGCGAAGCCCGAAAGCGCGAACTACTGCATGTGTTCCCGAACGGAGATGGCGAACATAAGCTGCTGCAGATGCAGGCAGAGGCAAGGGCGGCCACGTTTTTAAGAAACTCTGATCGAAAGTTTTATCCGGTAGCCGGTATCTGCGTGATCGTCGCGTTTTCGGTTCTTTGCATACTTCCACTCGCGCTGGCGTTCATTCGGGATTTGGTAAAATGACAGACCGTGAACTGCTGGAACTGGCGGCGAAGGCTGCTGGATATCACGTCGACAAGGATGCAGGTACTGGTGGGCTTCTGATCAAGTCAGAGTTTCTCCGATGGTTTCCATGGGATCCGCTGGCAGACGACGGCGATGCGCTGCGTCTGGCTTGTACTCTGCGTATAGGAATAATTCAGCGAGTCGAAGAAGTGCGGGTGGCCAATGGTTACATATCGGCAATCTACGAGCCTGTAGGCGATGACAGGGCGAAAGCGACTCGCCGCGCGATCGTGGCCGCAGCCGCACAGACATATGTTCGCAAGAAATAACAGGTCAACCATATTGACGTGTTAACACGGCACTGGCATATTGCACCCACAGTGCGGTTTTACCGCTTCAGAACAGCCCGGCCAATGCGTCGGGCTTTTTTATGCCTGCAATTTGGACCGTTCAATGACCGACGTATCTCGCATCGCTGACAGTACGGCGTTCAAGGTCTTCATGCCTCTGTTGCAAAATCTGCTGTCTGCGGCTGCGATTGGAGCGTTCGTCTACGTCCTTGGCGCGCTTGGCACGCTGCAGACCACGTTGAACAACTACCAGACCAGCCAAGCTCTGCTTGCCGCCCGTGTCGACTCTCTGGAACGAACCCGCGAATCGAGTGACAAGTTCATCGATGCGCTGCGCACCTCTGACCAGCGTCAGGACTTCCAGCTCAACTCGCTGGCTGCATGCCACGAGAAGCCATCCAGCGAGACCGGCCCGTGCAACACACCACAGTCAACCGATACACCTCAGCCCCAGGCGAGTGTCCAAAGCCAGCTGCATCCAAGGATGCCGAACTGCGCCGCGTGACGGCCAGCCGTGACGACTGGAAACGCTACGCCGAAAGCCTCGAAAAACTTCTACCCTCGGACGCCGACCATGCGCCTCATCCCTGAATGGCGAAAGGCTTGGCGGTTTTCGAGCGTGCAAGCGCTGTTCCTGCTCCAGTTTCTGCCCGACACCGTACAGCTGTTCATGCACTACGACCCGACTACCACTGACCATCTACCGCACTGCATTGGTGATCGCACTGGTTGCCCGCATGGTCTACCAGCCGAAAGCGAGAGACGCCGATGCCTAACCGCAATCAGAAGGTCGGTGGCGCGCTGGTTGGTGCTGCCCTGACCGCAGCCATTGCATTGGTAGCGCCATGGGAAGGGAAGTCGAACAGGACATACCTCGACATCGTTGATATCCCGACCATCTGCTACGGCCACGCCGGCTCAGATGTGAGATTAGGCCAGACGCTGACCGACGAGCAGTGCAACAAGTTGCTCGGCGCCGACCTGCAGGAGGCGAACAACGCCGTTTCGCGATGCATCAAGGTTCCGCTGAAGGATAACGAGCGCGCCGCCTTCGTCAGCTTCACCTACAACCTGGGCGCCGGAGCTTTCTGCAATTCCACGCTGGCCGCCAAGGTGAACGCTGGCGACATCGCTGGCGGTTGCCGTGAGATGGACAAGTGGGTCAATGCAGGTGGTAAGCGTGTTCAAGGCCTGGTCAATCGTCGGGCTGCCGAGCGTAATGTCTGCCTCGGCGGGGCGCAATGAACTGGCTGATCGCCGCCGTCGCTGCGCTGGCGGTTTTGCTGGGGATACAGACCGTACGCCTCAGCGATTCGAAAAGCGCCCACGCCCTTTACGTCGCCCAGATCGAGAGCGACGCAAGGGAGGCGAGCGATAGAGCCCGGCAAGAAGAGCAGATACGCCAACAGACTATTGATCAGGTGCGTAACGATGCAGCCAATCAGAAAGCACAAGACGACGCTCATGCTGCTGAGCTTGCTGCTACTGGTGACAGCCTGCGCGAGCAACAAGCAAAGCTGCTCGCCGACCGCGCCACCCTCAATTCCCGCCTTGCCGCAAGAGGCAAGACAATCAACGACCTTACCGATCTGCTCGCCCAGTTGCGCACAGAAGCTGACAACCATGCGGGCGAACTGGCAACGGCGCTTGACGCAAGTCGTCGGGCCGGATTCGCCTGTGAACGATCGTACGACGCACTGAGAGATTCGAAATGACTAAATATCAAGTTCAGGTTTGCGGGGCGCTCCATACCGTTGAGGCTGATACCGTAGATTTTCTACATGGCTGCTTGTGGTTCGGCAGCGACAAATCAACAGTGGCGATGTTTACCTCCTTCGACTGGCTCAAGGTTGTGCCCGAAGAAGAGAAGCCGACAGAGGAAGACGCCTCATCGACTGAAACCCCAGAGTTGTCGGGTGAGTAATGACAGACAAGCTGTCACCTGACTGGGAGCGCATCGAGCACCTGTATCGGGCTGGCCTGCTTTCGGTCCGTGAGATTGCCGCCAGTTGTGGTGTGTCTCACGTCGCAATCCACAAGCGCGCCAAGCGTGATGGATGGGTACGAGACCTGTCAGCAAAGATCCAGGCCAAGGCCGATGCACTGGTTAACAGTGAGCTGGTTAACAGGGAGGTTACCAAAGAAACACTGGTAACCGAGCGCGGCATTGTCGAGGCAAATGCCCAGGTCATTGCGAACATCCGTATTGGTCACCGCACCGACATTGCCCGATACCGACGCCTTGCCAACAAGTTGCTGGAAGAGCTTGAAGACCTGACCGACAACCGTCAGCTGTTCGAGGAGCTCGGTGAAATCCTGCACAACCCGGAAGACACCAGGTTGAGCGATGCGTACCACAAGGTCATTGCCTTGCCATCCCGCACCAAAACGCTCAAGGAATTGGGCGAGACCCTGAAGAATCTGATCACGCTTGAGCGCCAGGCATACGATGTCGGCGCTGAGCAACCGAATGACGACCGCAGCAAACTGACGGAAGAAGAACTTGATCGCCGAATCGCCAAGCTCTCAGGTCAGCAAGGCTGAGAAACT